TTCGTAATGAGTTTGACGAAGTTATGAAGCTTTTAAATTTTGACGAAAAAGGTCACGATATATTCAAAAGATTTTATATCGATGGTCGTATTTACTTTCATAAAGTAATCGACCCAAATAGTCCAAGAAAAGGCTTAACAGAATTACGATACATTGATCCACGAAAGATTAAAAAAGTTCGTGAGGTCACAAAGAAAAGAGATACTAAAGGTGCTAAAGGCATAGAGATTATAGAAAAAACTGCCGAATGGTTTGTCTATAATGAAAAAGGTATATCATCAGCAAACTCAAATGCTGGTCTTAAAATTTCTACCGATTCAATCTCTTATATTACATCTGGTGTAATAGACCAAACTAAGAATATGGTCATGGGGCATTTACATAAGGCAATTAAACCTGTCAATCAATTAAGAATGATTGAAGATGCTGTTGTTATTTACAGAATAGTAAGAGCACCTGAAAGAAGAATATTTTACGTTGATGTAGGTAACTTACCTAAAGTAAAAGCAGAATCTTATCTAAGAGATGTTATGGCAAGATATAGAAATAAACTTGTCTATGACGCCGCTACAGGTGAGATTAGAGATGATAGAAAACATATGTCTATGCTTGAAGATTTCTGGTTACCTCGTAGAGAAGGTGCAAAAGGTACTGAAGTTTCTACACTACAAGGTGGACAAAATCTTGGTGAGATATCAGATGTACAATACTTTCAAAAGAAACTTTACAAGGCATTGAATGTGCCTATTTCTAGATTAGATTCTGAAAATGGTTTCAATATGGGTAGAGCAGCTGAGATTACAAGAGATGAATTAAAGTTTACTAAATTTGTTCAACGATTAAGAAAGAGATTTACACAATTATTTCATGATGTACTTAAAACACAATTAGTTTTAAAAGGTATTATGACTATTGAAGATTGGACTAAAATCAAAGAGCATGTACAGTATGATTATTTAAGAGATGGATATTTTTCAGAATTAAAAAATGCAGAAATTCTAAGAGAAAGATTAAATCTTGCAAACGAAGTTAGTCCTTATGTCGGTAAATACTTTTCTGTTGAATATATCAGAAAGAATGTATTGAGACAAAGCGATGATGATATCATTGAGATTGATAGTCAGATTCGAAATGAGATTAAACAAGGTATTATTGCTGCACCTGAAGGTCAAGATATGCAGGATGATAGTGATGATACCGATATAAATATAGGAGATAATTAATTATGTCAAATGATAATGTAAAAACAATGGTTAATTCACTTGCAGACGGTGATAATATTGCTGCTCAAGACGCATTTAAAAATGCTTTATCCGATAAGATAGGTAATGCTTTAGATGATAAAAGAATGACTGTTGCAAATGATTGGTTGAACGCAGCTCACGAAACAGAAGATTTAGAACAAGATTCTGAAATGAGTGGATCAGAAGCAGAACCTGTTGAACAGGAACCTGTTGAGATAGACAATGATGAGGAACCAAATGAACAACCTGTCGTTTCAGAAGTTTAAAAATACTATTAATGAACGCAGGTATGCCGGACCTGAAGATACTAAGGAGTTTAATAAGTTATCTCCAAAGATGAAATCAGTAGTTCGAAATGTTTATAAAGAAATTGATAAAGCTTCTGATCCTATTATAGGAAAAATTGAAGGTATTATTAATAAAGTGGCTAAAAAACAAGGTGTTAAAGTGTCTGATATAGAAGATTACTTTGATAACGAAATAATAAAGTAAGGAAATAAAAAATGGCAATTGCAACAAGAACGCTCAGAGATACAGTAGTAGAAACTGGTAGTGGTGCGTCAGGTGGTAAAGTTACTGTTCTAGTAAACATGGATGATAACACTACTGCTAACTCAAACATACTAGACGCAAGTGGATTGTCTGGACATGCTAACGGTGCAAAATTAGATATCACTAGAATATGGTGGTCTTTAGTTCAAGGTACTGCTGACGACAATACAGGTCATGTACAGATACAATTTAAAGGTGCTTCATCGGATACTGTGGCAATTCAACTTGCTGGCACAGGACACTATGATGGTACTGCTGGTAAGATTACGAATAACGCAACGAATACAACAGCGACA